GACGGCCGCCTCATGGGCTGCCCTCTGGTACTTCCTGACCCGGAACCCGGTGAAGGTGGTCATTACGGCGCCGACCAAGGCGCAGCTCTTCGACGCCCTCTTCAACGAACTCAAGTCGTGGGTGGGGCGCCTGCCGTCGGGCGTGCGGGACCTGCTCGAGGTCAAGTCGGACCGCATCGAACTGATCGCCGCCCCGGCCGACGCCTTCATCTCAGCGCGGACGTCCCGGGCCGAGACCCCGGAAGCCCTCGCCGGCATCCACTCGGCCAACGTCATGCTGATCGGGGACGAGGCGTCAGGCATCCCGGAGACCGTCTTCGAGGCGGCGGCCGGCTCCATGTCCGGCTCGTCGGCCGTCACGCTGCTCCTCGGCAACCCCGTGCGGTCGTCTGGCTACTTCTTCGACACGCACACCAAGCTCCGAAGTCAGTGGACGTGCTTCAACGTCTCCTGCCTCACCTCGCCGCGCGTCGACTCCGAGTGGGTCAGCGAAATGGCGACCCGCTACGGCGAGGCGTCGAACGCCTACCGCGTGCGCGTGCTGGGCGAGTTCCCCTTGGCGGACGACGACACCGTCATCCCCTATGAGTGGGTCGCAGCGGCCGCAGGGCGCGACATCGTGGTCGACCCAATGACACCCGTGGTCTGGGGACTGGACGTGGCGCGCTTCGGCACGGACGCGTCGGCCCTCGTCAAGCGCAAGGGCCGGCACCTCCTCGAGCCGCCCAAGCTGTACCGCGGCTATGACCTGATGCAGCTCTGCGGCGTGATTGCGGCGGAGTTCGAGTCGGCGGCGGAGAAGTACAAGCCGGTCGAGATCATGGTCGACGTCATCGGCATCGGCGCCGGCGCCTTCGACCGCCTCCGCGAGATGGGGCTTCCCGTTCGTGGCATCAACGTGTCAGAGTCCCCCGCGTTGAAGGCGTCGTACATGAACCTGCGCGCGGAGCTGATGTACAAGCTGCGCGGATGGTTCGAGGCTCGCGACGTCACCCTGCCCGATCGGTCGGACAGTTCCTTCTCCCCCGATCAGCAACAGGCCATGCTCCGCCTCATCGAGGACCTCACGTCGATCAAGTACAAGTTCGCCGAGGGGTCGGGCAAGATCCAGATTGAGTCGAAGAAGGACATGAGGAAGCGAACCGGCCGAAGCCCCGACGCGGGCGACGCCCTCATGCTGACGTTTGCGTCCAACGCGATTGCGGCCCTCAAAGGGCGGCGCGGCGGGACGTCATGGAACCAACCCATCCGGCGCAACATCCGGGGGATCGTCTAGTGAAGTGGTGCAGTGGAAAGCGCGGTGAAACCCTTGCGGACTTGGTCCCCATCTTACGCCGGCTCGGCTACCCTGCACCACTTCTTGTTCTCCTCTACCGTGAGTACCGCTGATGGCCGCTGCTGAATCGAAGGAGGACGTGAAGGCCCGCTTGGCCGAGATCGTCGAGGCCGAGCTGGCCGACGCCAAGGACTTCATCGACAACGACATCGGCGAGCTGCGCGCCAAGAACACCGAGTACTACAACGGCGAGCTGTTCGGCAACGAAGAGCCCGGCCGCTCGCAGGTCGTGAGCCGCGACGTCCGCGACACCGTGCAGGCGATGATGCCGTCGGTGATGCGCGTGATGCACGGCGGGGACCGCGTGGTCGAGTTCAAGCCGAAGCGCGCCGATGCGGTCAAGCAGGCCGAGCAGGCGACGGACTACATCAACGAGGTCGTGCTCGGGCAGGACAACGAGAGCTTCCTCGAGTTCCATTCCGGCTACAAGGACGCCCTCGTGCGGAAGGTGGGCATCTGGAAGTGGTATTGGGACAAGCGGGAGCGCCTCGAATCGACGCAGCACTCGGGCCTGAGCCGCGAAGACCTACTGGCGTTTGCGGACGATGAGACCATCGAGACGATCGAGACGGAGCGGACGTCCGCCGAGGGCATCATGCCCGAGGTCTTCGACGTCACGGTCCACCGGCGCATCACCGACGGCCGCGCGCGCTTCAAGGCCGTGCCGGGCGAGCAGTTCCTGATCGACCGCCGGGCGACCTCGATCGACGATGCCGCGCTGGTGGCCCACCGGGAGCTGGTGTCCATTTCCGACCTCGTGGCGATGGGCTACGACGAGGACGAGCTGGACGAGGTGGGTGGCGCGATCGACTCCTCCAACGAGTTCGACGGCAACACCGAGTACAACGCGCGGATGCCGCTGGCCTCGGTCGGTGGCAACCGGAACGAGCGCGATCCGCTCCTCCGCAAGGTCCTCTACGTCGAAGCGTACGTCCGCGCCAAGGTGTCGCCGAAGAAGGGAGACCCGGCGCAGCTCGTCAAGGTGTGCGGCATCGGCGCGTCGCCCTTCAAGGTCCTGCATTGGGAGCCGGCCGACGACGGCGAGGCGCCCTTTGCGTCCATCTGCCCCGATCCGGAGCCGCACGCGTTCTTCGGGACGTGCCCGGCCGATCAGGTCGTCGACCTCCAGCTCATCAAGTCCAACGTCCTCCGCGGCACCCTCGATTCCCTGACGCTGTCCCTGTTCCCCCGCACCCAGATTGTGGACGGGCAAGTGAACATGGACGACCTCCTGAACACGGAGCTGGGCGGCGTCATCCGGTCGGACACGCTCGAGTCGATGCGCGAGATCAAGGCGACCTTCGTGGGCGCCGACTCGCTGCCGATGCTCGAGTATCTGGACAAGATCCGCGAGGATCGCACCAAGCAGTCACAGGCGTCACAGGGCCTCGATGCCGACGCCCTCCAGTCGTCGACCAAGGCGGCCGTCGCGGCCACCATTTCCGGCGCGCAGGCCAATATCGAGCTGACCTGCCGGATCTTTGCCGAAACGGGCGTCAAGCGCCTCATGCGCGGTCTCCTCAAGCTCGTGCAGCGCCATCAGGACCGTCCGCGGACCGTGCGTTTGCGTGGCGAATGGGTCGAGGTGGACCCGAAGGCGTGGGACGCGGAGATGGACGTGACGGTCAACGTCGCGCTGGGCTCGGGTGGCCCCGAAGAGAAGCTCGCGACGCTCGGGATGGTCAAGGAGACGCAGGAAGGCATCCTCCAGATGCTCGGGCCGTCGAATCCGCTCGTCTCGCTGGCCAATTACCGCAACACCTTGGCGGAAATGCTCAAGCTGACCGGCTACAAGGACGCCGATCGCTTCTTCAAGCAGGTCTCGGAAGAGGAAGGGGCCAATCCGGCCGCGCCCCCGACTGACGACCCCGCGCAGAAGCTCGCCGACGCCCAGAAGGCGGAGACCGAGGCCAAGATGCAGGTCGAGATGGCGAAGTTGGCCCTCGAGCGGGAGAAGATGGAGCGCGAAGACGCGCGCAAGTTGTACGAAATCAACCTCGACGCGCAGGTTCGGATCGCGATTGCCGAGGCGCAGCACAAGGTCGACATCAACAACGCCGCGGTCAACGCCGAAGTGGAAGCGATGCGCGTGCAGCATGATACGGCGGCGCGTGCCCACGAGGCAGAGACGGCGGCCAAGGCACAGGCCACGACCGGAGCGGCCGAATGATCGACGTCGCCGCGATTTTCCGCCGCAAGCAGGCCGCGCAGCACACCCTTGACGACCCGGGGATGCAGATGGCGATGGCGGAGGTCCACCGGGCCGCCATGCTGGTCATTGTCAACTCGCAGCCGGGCGATGCTGCCCTCCGCGAGCAGGCGTACCAGACGATCCGCACCCTCAAGTTGCTGGAACAGGCGCTCGCCGCGATGGTGGCCGCCCACACGTTGGTCCAAGAACGGGAGCGCAAGGCTACCCGTTCGTAGCGCAGGTTTCTACCATACCCCCGAGGATGTATGCCAGACAATTCCGGCACCGCTGGTGAAGCGACCGGGCCGCTGACGCAGGATGCAGCCGCCGCGGAGTTCGAGAAGCTGATCGGCGACCAGTTCGACGATGAGGTGGAGGACACGACCGAGGGCTCCGTGCCCGAGGACGCGGCGGACGAGGAGGAGAAGGAAGCGGAGGAGGGAGACGACGAGTCGACCGACGACGCGCAGGACGAGGAAGACAGCGACGAAGACGCCGCTGAGGGAGACGACGACGCACTCATCCCCGTCAAGGTCGACGGCAAGATCGAGAAGGTCACACTCGACGAACTCAAGAAGGGCTATTCGCGCACCAAGGACTACACCCAGAAGACGATGGATCTGGCCGAAAAGCGCAAGGGGACAGAAGCGGCGGAAGCTGCGATCGTCGCCGAGCGGGCCAAGCTGGCGGATCTTGCCAAGACGCTGACGGAGAAGTTGACCGCCGGCGGCGACCCGGAACCCGATTGGGACGCCCTGCGTCGCGACGACCCGGTGGAATGGACGATCCAGAAGCAGGTCTGGGCCGAGAAGCGCGAGGAAGCGCAGCGGTTGACGGGGCTCCAGCAGGCGCTGGCGGCCAAGAATGCCGAGGCGGAGCAGAAGGCGCTCGCTGCCACGCTCGAGACCGAGCAGGGCAAGCTCCTCGACAAGATGCCGGCGTGGAAGAAGGACGCCACGCGGATGCAGAAGGACATGACGGCGATTCAGGAGTTTGCGGCGACCGAGCTGGGCTTTACGCCTGACGAGATCGCCAACATCTACGATCACCGCGCGGTCCTCGCCCTGCACGACGCCATGCGCTTCCGCCAGATGGTCAAGAAGCAGGCCGAACTGGAAACCTCTGGGAAGGTCAGGACGGTAGCGAAGTCGCCGAAGCCGTTGGTCCCATCGGGCGTGAGTGTCAAGCCCAGCAAGACCGCCGCACGGCGCGATGCCATTGAACGAGTGAGCAAGACCGGCCGGGTGGACGACGCGGCGAACGCGTTTGCCAAGCTCGGCATCTTCGGATAACCCCTCAGCAGGAGTTTGACCCGTGTCAGCCATTGCCAACACCTACACCCGATACGACGCGATTGGTATTCGCGAGGCGCTGTCGGATGTGATCTACAACATCTCGCCGGAGGATACCCCGGTGGTGTCCAACGGCGGCCGTGAGACCGTCAAGAACACGTTCTTCGAGTGGCAGACGGACTCGCTCGCGACGGCGTCGTCCACCAACGCGCAGATCGACGGTGATGACATCACCTCGTTCACCGCCGTCACCCCGACCGTGCGTCTGGGCAACTACACCCAGATCAGCCGCAAGGACCTCATCATCTCGGGTACGCTCGAGGCGACGGACCGCGCCGGCCGCAAGTCGGAGCTGTCGTACCAGATGGCGAAGCGTTCGGCGGAGTTGAAGCGCGACATGGAAGCCAACATCACGGCGAACATCGCCGCGGCGGCCGGCTCCACCTCGGTCTCGCGGAAGACGGGCACCCTGCTCGGCTTCATCAAGACCAACACGTCGAAGGCGACGGTCGGCACCGCGGGTGTCGATCCGGTCTACACCACGATCCCGACGGGCACCCGGACCGACGGCACCCAGCGTCAGCTCACCGAGACCCTCATCAAGACCGTGGCGCAGTCGCTGTGGACCAATGGTGGGTCGCTCAAGATGGCCGTGATGGGCGGGCTCATCAAGCAGAAGTTCTCGACGCTGGCGGGTATCGCGACCAACCGCTTCGACGTCAAGGGCAACAAGCCGGTGTCCATCATCGGCGCCGCGGACCTCTACGTCTCGGACTTCGGCAACCTGTCGATCGTCCCGGACCGCTTCTGCCGGGTGCGCGACATCCTGTTCCTTGACCCGGAGATGTACTCGATCTGCTACCTCCGTCCCTTCCAGACGGTCGAGCTGGCGAAGACGGGTGACGCGGAGAAGCGTATGCTCCTTGTCGAGTGGGGCCTCAAGGTGAAGAACGAGCAGGGCCTTGGCGGCGTCTTCGACATCGACGGCGCGCTGTAAGACACACCGCCGGGGTAGGGGGTCGAACCTCTACCCCGGTATCGCAGGACCGCAGGATGACTTCCGACCCTCGAGGCGCCCGTGTTGCAGACCCGTCCCTTCGCGCATGACGAGCTTGGCAACGTGACCAAGTGGTGGCACTACGATGATGCCACCGACGAGGCGACCATTGAGGACGTGGTCGATCTCCAGTCCGTCGGCGAGTTCAACAAGGAACGGGCGAAGGAAAACACCGGGCGTTTCGCGGACGGAATGCACTGGATTGGCTCGATCCCCATGCCGATCTACTGGAGACTACAAGCGCAGGGCGTCCTCGAGGACGGCCCGCGCCTTCGTCGTTGGTGGTTGTCGGACGAGGCCGCCCCGTTTCGGGGCCGGAACATGAGGCTCTAAATGGCGCTTGGCACGTACGCAGAACTCCAGACGTCCCTCGCCTCGTGGCTCAACCGCGACGACTTGGACGCGTTCCTGCCCGACTGGATCGCCCTCGTGGAGGCCGACATCGAGCGGGACCTCCGGGTGCGCGCCATGCTGGTGCGTGCGATCACGACGCCCGTCGCGGACGAGCCGCGGGAGAACTTGCCCGGCGACTTCCTCCAGCTCAAGGCGATCCAGTTCAACGCGAACCCGGTGCGCGTGCCGGACTACTGCACCCCCGCGTTCATGCGGGTGCGCCGCGGCATGACGGCCTCCGGCACGGGTGTCCCCGCGTTCTACACGATCGAGGCCGGCGAGCTGCTGTTCGACGTGACGCCGTCCGACGTCGAACTCGAGATCCTCTACTACCAGAAGATCCCGCGCCTGTCGGACACCAACACGACCAACTGGCTCCTGACCGCCTACCCGGACATCTACCTGTACGGCGCGCTGATTCACTCGGCGCCGTTCCTCAAGGACGACGAGCGGATCGCGGTGTGGGACGGTATGTTTCAGCGCGCCAAGGCGGCGCTCAAGAAGCAGGATAGCCGGGGCGAGGCCAACGCGGCGCCCGTGGCGATTCGCTCGCGTCGGGGGTCCGTCTAATGGCCACGACGACGTGGATCAGCCAGACCCCGGGTGCGGTGGTCACGGAGTCGCTGCTGACGCAGGTCCAGAATGAGGCGGCGGCTGCGGAGCTGTCGGCCATTGCTTCGGCCACATCCGCGTCCGCGTCTGATGTCTCGGCGAGCGCAGCCGCGGCCAGTGCGATTGCTGCGGCCGCCTCCGCGTCAGCCGCCTCCAACTCGGCCGCCAATGCGCTGACGTACGCCAATCAGGCCCTGACGGCGGCCGGGTCCTTGACCCCTATTCCGACGGGTGGGACGACCGGGCAGTCGCTGGTCAAGAACTCGGCGACGAACTACGACTACGCGTGGGCCACAGTGTCCGGCGGCGGGGGATCGCTCGCGTTTCAGGACGAGGGCAGCCTCGTGCTCGCTTCGCCGTCGAACGTCAACTTCGTCGGATCGGGCGTCACGGTCACGGACGTTGGTGGCGTGGCCACCATCACCGTGCCGGGAGCCTCCGGCGCCGTCTCGTCGGTCTTCGGACGTACAGGGGCCGTCGTGGCCGCCACGAACGACTACACGTTCGCCCAGATCGGCTCGAAGCCGACCACGCTGGCCGGCTATGGGATCACCGACGCGGCGGCAGGTTCGGGAGGCGTAGCGACCTCAGCGACCGTCCTCGCGACCGCGCGCACCATCAATGGCGTGTCGTTCAACGGCTCGGCGAACATCACGGTTACGGCAGCGGCGGATACCCTCACGGGGTCCACCCTGCCGGCGCTCTCCGGTGTCAACCTGACGGCGCTCAACGCGTCGAATCTGGCGTCAGGGACGGTGGCGACCGCGCGCCTCGGCTCCGGGACGGCGAACAGCACGACGTTCCTCCGGGGCGACAATACATGGCAGGCGATCGGTGGCGGGGGTGATGCACTCACGTCGGGCACGCTCGCGCAGTTCGCCGCGACGACCTCGGCGCAGTTGGCGGGCGTCATCTCGGATGAGACGGGGACGGGCGCGCTCGTCTTCGCGACGAGCCCGACCCTCGTCACCCCCGTGCTGGGTACGCCCGCCTCGGGCAACCTGTCAAACTGCACCGCGATCAACGCCTCCCAGCTCGCAACGGGCACCGTGCCCGCGGCGCGTCTCGGCTCCGGGACGGCGAATAGTACGACCTTTCTCCGGGGCGACAATACGTGGCAGACGATTGGCGGAGGCGGCGATGCGCTGACCTCCGGCAACCTGTCGCAGTTCGCGGCGACGACCTCCGCGCAGCTCGCGGGCGTCATCAGCGACGAGACGGGAACCGGCGCGCTGGTCTTTGCCACGTCGCCGACGCTCGTTACCCCCGTGCTCGGCACGCCCGCCTCGGGCAACCTGTCGAACTGTACGGCGCTGAACGCGACGCAGCTCACGTCGGGCACGGTGCCTGACGCGCGCTTCCCGGCCACCCTGCCGGCGGCATCTGGCGTCAACCTGACGGCCCTGAACGCGACGAACATCTCGAGCGGGACGCTCAATGCAGCGCGGCTCCCCGCCACAGCGGCCCTGACCTCAGGCAACCTGAGCCAGTTCGCGGCCACCACCTCAGCACAACTGCGGGGGGTCCTGTCCGACGAAACGGGGACGGGAGTCGCGGTCTTCGGCACCAACCCGACGCTGACGGGCGTGACGCTCGCGGGCGCGGTGGTCGGCGCCGATCAGGAAGTGCGGGCGGTCACGCACCGGGATACGACGTACTACGCCTCCAGCCCGACGATCTCGGCCGGCGTGCTCAACCTTGACTACACCGCGGGGCCGATCTACAAGGTCTCGCTCAACGCCAACATCACGTCGCTGACGTTCAGCAACCTCCCGGCGTCGGGGCACATGGCCTCGCTCACGCTCCGCTTCACCGCGGATGGCACGGTGCGGACGATCACGTGGCCGGCGTCCGTGCGGTGGGGGGCGGCCGGCGCGCCGACGATGACGGGCACGAGCAGCAAGGTGGATTATGTGCAGTTGGTGAGTGTCGACGGCGGCACCACTTGGGACGCTTTCCTCAACGGACAGAACTTCTAATGGCCTATTACGCAGTCTACCACACCAAGGACCGCACCCTCTTCTCGACCGGGAGTAGCGTGGCGAATCCGCTGCCGGACGGCTTCGCCGTCATCGAGACGACGGAAGAGGACGTGCGGACGAAGCAGTGGGACCCCGAGACGTTGACCTTCGTTCCGCGCCCCCCGGCCACGATCCGCTCGTTTTCCCCGTGGGGCTTCCGGCGCCGGTTCACCTTCGACGAGCGCGTGGCGATCGACTCGGCCGCGCTCACCAACCCGATCGTCCGCACGATCCTCGAGGATATGCGGAGCGCCGGGAGCGTGGAGCTGGATGACCCGGATCTCCGGCAGGGGCTGGGCGGTCTGGTGGCCCTCGGCCTGCTGGCGCAGGAGCGTATGGCGGTCCTGCTGACCCCGGATGTGGTCCGTGAGTAACCTGAGTCTCGTCCAGCCGATTAGCTGGGCGTCGGGCTGGGTCGCCCCGAGTTTTTCGGGTGGCGGCTCTTACACCTACACCGCGTGGACAGAGGTGGCGGCCGTGATCCCCGCCGGCCTGTGCGGCGTGCGTGTCCACGCCTTCGGCGTGCCCGGCTATGACTCACGGTGGATCGAGTTCGCGGTTGGTACCGGGGGTACTGCGGAGGCCACGCTGGTCAAGGACATGCCCCTCTATATCGGCGGGGAGGGGGAATACTGGTTCACTGCCCCCGCGGGCAAGCAACTGCTGGCCCGGGTGTGCGGGCCGGGTAGCGGGGACTTTCCGTTCTCGATGCAGTTGCTCCTCGGCGGAGGACTGACGCCGGTTTCCCCGATCCTTCGGGAGTCGTTGAACGCGGACCGCAGCAACGCTCGTGGGTCGACGCAAGTCGACGCTGGGGGCACGGCAAATACGTGGGGGTCGTGGACACAGTTGGTGGCGAGCACGAGCGTGGCGTACAAGGGACTTCAGGTGCGGCACTTCACGCCGGGCTCGTTCGACAACGGCGCGGCGATCCTTCAGGTCGGCATCGGGGCGTCCTCGTCGGAGGTGTCGATCCTCGAAGTGCGGTCCTGCTCCCGAGCCCCGAATCGCGTGGCGGAAGTCTACCTCAACATCCCGGTCGGGACGCGCATCGCGGCGCGGCATCAGTGCAACGTCACGGACAATCCGGGCACGCGGCACGCCTATCCCCTCATTGTGGGTATTCGCTAATGGCAGTCACGGTCGTTGCAAGCGGCGCGCAGGCCGCCACCATTGACACTGTTCACAGCCTGTCCACCGGGTCGGGTGCGACGGGCGGCGGGCACTACTGGCTCACGGTGCAGGCCCCTTCGGGTACGACGGCGGCGGACGCGGTCGTCCTGCGGGCCAAGCGCGAGTGCCGGACCGCGGACTCCGTGGAGACGGTGTACGAAGCGACCTTCCGAGGTGGTGGCGCCGTGCTGGGTTTTGTCACGCCAGTGCTCCCGGTGCCGGAAGGCTTCTCGTACGAGTTCTCGCTGGAGCAGACGGACGGCACGGGCCGGACGTGGTCGTGGTCGGTCGAGCGGGCGTAGCCAATGTATCAGGCACTTCCCGGACTCATTCCGTTCACCCCCCTTGATGCCGGGGGTGGAGGTCCTCCCCCGGCCTTCGTTGGCCGCGGGCTGTGGTTCACCCGGGTCTGGTGGCCGATCCTGATGGCTGGCGGCAGCACCTTTCTCGCTGGCTGTTCTTTCACGTTGATGCGGTAAGGAGTACGACATGGCCGACACCAGTACCACGAACCTGACGCTCACCAAGCCGGAAGTCGGTGCCTCCAACAATACGTGGGGCACCAAGATCAATGCGGACCTCGACACGCTCGATGCCCTCTTTGGGGCGTCCACCGGCCACGACCACACCGGCGTCGCGGGCGAAGGCCCCAAGCTGACGCCGCCGGCGCTCGACGGGCTCTCGTCCAACGGCTTCGCGGCGCGTATCAGCTCGGCGCTCTTTGCGGCCCGATCGGTCGCCGCCGGTGCCGGCGTGGCCGTGACGAACGGGGATGGCGTCTCCGGCAACCCAACCGTCGCGCTCAACGTGGACGGCCTGACCGCGGAGACGGCGATCGTCGACGCGGACACGATCCCGCTGTACGACGTCTCCGCGACGGCCGGCCGCAAGGCCACCCGGGAGAATCTCCTCAAGGGCGCCAAGCACACGTCGCCGGTGATGGCCTACACGGCCCTCGGCACGGTCGGCTCCACGCAGACGATCACGCTGTCCAGCGCGTCCTACTTCTCGGCCACCGCCGCGTCCGGCTGTACGTGGACCTTCGGCTCGGCCCCGGCGTCGGGCGTCGGCTTCGGCTTCGTGCTGGAGCTGACCAACGGCGGCGTCGGCACCCAGACGTGGCCCGCATCGGTCAAGTGGCCGAACGGGGTCGCGCCGTCGCTCACCGCATCCGGTGTCGACGTGCTGGCCTTCATCACCCGTGATGGCGGGACGACGTGGCGCGGCGTGCTCTCGATGGCGGACAGCCGGTAATGCTGTCCCTCCTCGAGGTGCTGGCGCGGTCGGGCTCCGTGCAGCTCAGCCCCCCGACGTCCTTCGCGGCGACGGCGGGGGGCGCATCGCAGGTCAACTTGACGTGGGTGCGCGCCTCCGCGGGTTACGTGACGGAAGTCTACCGCGACGGCGCGCTCTACTTCACGACGGCCGCCGGCGCGCAGTCGTACAACGACACGGGCGCGACGGCCGGCACGGCTTACACCTACCGCATCCGGCACAAGTCCGGCTCGAGCTACTCGTCCTTCACGTCGGAGCTGGTGCGCTCGGGCACGCCGCCCGCGCCGTCGATCGCCGCGTCCGTGACCACCGACGACGTGAACATCGTCTGGTCGGCCGTGCCGTCGGCGACCGGCTATGAAGTGTTCCGGGATGGAAGCTCCATCGGCACGACGTCCGGCCTGACCTATGACGACCTCAACCTCGCCAACGGCACCTACGACTACACGGTGAAGGCGACCAACGGGACGAACCAGTCGGTTGCCTCGAACGTCCAGACGGAGACGGTCAGCTACGCCGCGCCACTGACGGACCCCTCCGGCTTGACGTTGGTCAGCTCCTTCGCGGATCGCGTCGGGATCAGTTGGACCAACGGGGACGTCACCGCCTCGACCGAAATCTACCGGGGCACGTCGCCCAATCCGACGTCGCTCCTGACGACGGTGGCCGCGGCTGGCACGTCGTACAACGACAGCTCCGTGCTGGCGGGTACGCTGTACTACTACCGCATCCGCCACGTCAAGGGCGCGCAGACGTCGAGCTACGTGGAAGACGACATCACCCAGCCGACGCCATCGTTCACCAGTCTGTCGCTGACGGACGTCGGGGCGGGGGTCATCCGGCTTTCGTGGTCGGTGGCCAATCCCCCGATCTCGACTCGAGTGGACATCGACGGTTGGTCGGACACCGAGGGGTACGCCGCCGCGGCGTCCCTCGGGGGCGGGGAAATCAACATCAGTTCGCCCTACGCGCTCGCGCAGTACGAAAACATTGGCACGGGTCCGTCGCTCGAGGTGCAGGTCTCGAACCTCCGTCTCCGCAACGGGACGTCCGGCGTTACCTACGACCTCGTCAGCCCGACCCTCTCCTTCCGATCCACGGGAATCATCATCTAATGGTCGAAGACCTGCTCAAGATCATTCTGCTCGCGCTGGGCGGCTGGGCGCTCCGCACCCTCCACAAGATCCAGATGGACCAGCGCGCGATGAAGGTGACGCTGGTCGGGGAGGACGGCACCAACGGCCTCAACAGCCGCGTGAGGGGCATGGCGCTCGTGCTGGACCGGCACGACGATCACTTGGCCCGCCACGACACCCAGATCGCCTTGCTGCGGGGGAGGGAGTAGTGAAGCTCAAGACGTTCGTCTACCGGCTCTTCTTCACCCGTGACGACGATCTGGACATCCTCCAGCTCTTGTTCATCGCCTCGACGCTCTTCTTCGGCGTGGCCTTCGCGCTCGCCGGTCTCGGCTGGTGGTCGGTGTCCAACGCCGCGTGGGCGGCCTTCGGGGGCGTTTTCGCCACGCTGGCCATCGCAGGGACCCCGAAGTGGGTCGCCCAGCTCTTGGCCACCTCCCCGACGCCGGCGGCCCTTGCCAAGGCGATCGGCGAGGCCAAGGAGTACGGCGGCCCGACCCCGGACGGTCTCGAGCCATGACCGATGCCTTCCTCCGGGCGATGGCATGGCTCTGGCCGGTCGAGGGGGGCTGGTGGCCGGGGGGCAAGTCCGATCCGAACCCGACGATGTACGGGATCACGAAGCGGACCTATGACGCCGCGCGCGCACGATACGGATGGTATCCCAAGCGGATACAGGATATTACCAAAGAGGAAGCCCAGACGATCTACTGGATCGAATATTGGACAGCCGGCCGCTGCGGCGCGCACAAGTGGCCGCTGTCGCTCGTTCACTTCGATGCCTGTGTCAATCATGGAGTTGGCAACGCGGCACGGCTGTTGCGTCGGGCCAACGGCTCGTGGGTCGACTATATTAGCGCGCGCAGAACCTTTTACGCCGACATCATCGCCGCCAATCCTGACCTCGCCCCGAACGCTCGCGGGTGGGAAAACCGCATGAAGCGACTGGAGACGACCTGTGCCAAATCGTAACCCCGTCATCGCCCCCCTCGTGCTCGTCCTCATCCTTTTGTGCGGCCTCGGTGGCTACTCGGTCGGCAGGGGCGCGGCCTCGGCTGACGCCCTCGCGGCCAACCGCCGTGCCGACTCGCTGGTCGTGGTGATCGGGGAGCGGGAGGCGGCGCTGACGGCCGCGCTGGCCGCCAACGACATCGTGACCGACCAGATCGACCGGGTCAAGGAGAAGGCGGTCGCCCCGCGCGCGCGGGTCCGCGCGGTGGGTCTCGCCGCGGTTCCCGATACCTGCCGTCCCCTCGTCCAGACGATCCTCGCCGATGCCGATACGGTCTTCGTGACGGACAGCACGGCGATCGTCAAGCTCGAGGCCCAGAACGTCACGCTGGCGAACGAACTCGCCGACGC